AACAGTCCCTGAGCACTGATATGCTCTACTGGTGGGTGAAGACGATTTACGCCCACTCTTGTGATTGACCATTAGCCGGACTAATATAAATGCTGCAGAAAGTCCAGGTAGTCGCTTTGGAGGGTTTCGACCAGGCCATCATCGGTACCGCCTACCGGGGCGGGAACGAAGTGCTGGTGTACGACGGCTATATCGCCCAGGCCATCGTTAGCGAATTGGCCGGTGAGCAGCAGTCCCTTCACGAGTTCCTGACTTCGATCGCCCTGCACAAGCTGGGTGATAAGGCTCCGGTGTTTGTCTATTTGGACGAAGACATCTTTGGAGACATCGACGAAGCAAATCGAGAACCAGGAACCTCAGTCCACTGACAGTGAACTGGCGCAGGTAGAGTTCCAGTCGTTCATGCCCTACATGGGCCTGACGCTGGGAGATCTGACTGTGCAGCAGGAACGCCTGGTTCTGTACATGGCTCGCGGCATGTCGATCGCCGCTGCCGGGCGTGCGGCTGGTTACTCCAGTTACCAGACCGCGCTCGATGCAGCCAAGCGGCCGGCTGTCGTGAAGGCGTTGAACTTCTTCCGGGAGCAGATGCGCGAAGAGGTGCGGTTTACGCGCACCCACGCACATCAGATGTACCTGGATGCGTACAACGCGGCAGCGACCTCGACGGAGATGAAGAACGCCACCGATTCGTTGGTCAAGCTCCACGGATTAGCGGCCCCGGACAACGCGACGCAGATCAACATCAACGTGAACACGGCACAGTTAGAGCGCCTATCCGATGCAGAACTGCTCAAGTTGGCGGGTAAAGACAACTCGTACCTCGAGCCGGAGCCACCTTGACTGAGGAGGTTCCAACTCGCAGGTGCAAACGGTGTAAGAACACGCACCCGGTGACCTTGTATTCCAGCGAGGTCGAAGGGCTGTGCGTCTATTGCAAGGCAGATGATGTCGAAAGTTTACCCATTCCCTCTACGCCGTCGACCGTGGACGGAGGAGGAGCGGAGGCGGAACTTAGCGTTGAGGAACGGGCTCGAAAAGAGCTCGCGTTCCGAATCCTATCCCGCAAGCGGCTCCTCCCATTTGTCGAACGTTTCAATCCTGACTACAGCGCAGGTTGGGTGCACAAAGATGTTTGCAAACGACTTGAACAGTTTTCTCGAGACGTTATGGACCAGAAGTCGCCGCGGCTTATGCTCTTTATGCCGCCGCGTCACGGAAAGTCCACGCTGGCATCAGTTGCGTTTCCGGCTTGGCATCTGGGACGCAATCCTGAGCACGAATTTATCTCTTGCTCGTATTCGGGTTCGCTCGCGATGGGCTTTAGCCGTAAGGTCCGTCAAGTCCTTCGTGAACCGACCTACAAGACGATCTTTCAGACTCGCCTTGATCCGGATAGTCAGAGTGCTGAAGCCTGGTTAACGACCAGTGGCGGAGGGTTCGTGGCAGCGGGTGTCGGCGGTGGTATCACGGGTAAAGGCGCGCACGTTCTCGTGATCGACGACCCCGTCAAGAACCGCGAAGACGCCGAGAGCCAGAACAACCGCGATGCAAACTGGGACTGGTATACCTCAACGGCGTACACCCGTCTCGCTCCTGGTGGTGGTGTGCTCATAATCCTAACGAGGTGGCACGATGATGACTTGGCTGGTCGATTACTTAAAGCGACTTCTCAAGGCGGAGACGAGTGGGAAGTCGTCCGATATCCCGCCATCGCCGAAGAAGACGAAGAGTTCCGTAAAGCTGGTGAAGCGCTCCACCCGGAGCGGTACAGCGTCGAAGCCCTCCGTCGCATCGAAAAGGCGGTAGGACCCCGGGACTGGTCCGCGCTCTATCAGCAGAACCCCGTCGCTGACGACGGTCAGTACTTCACCCGTAGCATGGTGAAGTACTACGACGCTGATGAGATCAACGAGGACGAGATGCGCTACTACTGCGCGTGGGACTTGGCCATCGGCAAGAACGACCGCAACGACTACAGCGTCGGTGTGGTCGTCGGCGTCAACGAACGTGACGAGATGTACATCATGGACGTTGAGCGCGGCCGGTGGGACGGCTTCGAGCTGGTCGAGCGCATACTCGACCTGTACGAGCAGTGGAAGCCCTCGATCATCGGCATCGAAAAGGGGCACATCGAAATGGCCCTCGGTCCGTTCCTCGAGAAGCGCGTGCGTGAGCGCGGGTTGTTCGAAGCGTACTTCAAGGACCTCAAGACCGGGCGGCGCGACAAAGAAGCGCGAGCCCGTGCCATCCAGGGCCGCATGCAGCAGGGAATGGTGTACTTCCCACGGGATGCATCGTTCACCGGCCCGCTCATCGCTGAGTTGCTGCGCTTTCCCAACGGTCTGCATGACGACCAGGTCGACGCCCTCGCGTGGATTGGTCTCATGATGACTGAGTTCTCCACCTACCAGACTCCGATCATTCATGTACCCACGTGGCGGGACAAACTCATCTCTATCGCTCGCGGACCCCGCCTTAAATCCGCGATGAGTGCTTAACCATGGCAAAACACAAACCACAGTCCATCGAAGATCAGCAACTGGCCACGAAGCAGTGGAACCGGTACATCCGGGCCCGTGACAACGGCCACTTGCAATACATCGAGATGGCGAAGAAGTGCGACGCGTTCTATCGCGGCGATCAGTGGGACAAGTCAGACCTTGCCAAGCTGGAGGCCGAGGGCCGTCCGGCACTGACCATTAACACGATTCTTCCGACCGTAAACACGGTCCTCGGAGAACAGTCCACGCGCCGTGCGGACATTCAGTTCAAGCCCCGGCGCGGTGGTGACCAAGACGTCGCCACGGTGCTGACCAAGCTCTACATGCAGATCGCGGACAACAACAAGCTCGACTGGGTCGAGCAGCAGGTGTTCAGCGACGGTCTGATCATGGACGGCCGTGGGTACTTCGATGTCCGCATGGACTTCAGCGATCACGTCGAGGGTGAGGTCCGCATCACGGCCAAAGATCCGATCGACATTCTCATCGATCCGGATGCGAAGGAATACGATCCGAAGACCTGGAACGAAGTGTTCGAGACGAAGTGGATGACCCTCGATGAGATCGAGGAGTTGTACGGTAAAGACAAGGCCGAGGCGCTGCGCTTCGTCGCCGAGAACGGCAACGGGTTCGGTCGTGACTCGATCGAATACGAAGAGACCCGCTACGGTAAGACGGACACGGCCCAGGATTACTTGGGTGCGGCGGTTCCGGGTAACGACGACTACCGCAACGTCAAGGCGCTGCGCGTCATCGAGCGTCAGTATCGCAAGATGGGCCGCGCGGATTTCTTCGTTGACCCGAACACCGGCGATCAGCGCGAGGTCCCCGAAGACTGGACCGAGCAGAAGGCGAAGAAGTTCGCGAAGCAGTATGGCCTCGGGATCATCAGCAAGGTTAAGCGCAAAGTCCGGTGGACCGTGACCTGCGACAAGATCGTGCTGCACGACGATTGGTCGCCGTACGAAGACTTCACGCTGGTCCCCTACTTCGCGTACTTCCGTCGCGGTCGCCCCTTCGGCATGGTGCGCAATCTGCTCTCGCCGCAGGAGCAGCTGAACAAGATCGCGAGCCAAGAGCTGCACATCGTTAATACCACCGCTAATAGTGGCTGGATGGTTGAGAGCGGCTCGCTCGTCGGTATGACGGCGGACGACCTCGAGGAGCACGGTGCAGAAACGGGGCTGGTGCTGGAGTACAACCGCGGGTCGAACCCGCCGGTGAAGATTCAGCCGAACCAGATCCCGACCGGGCTTGATCGCATCAGCCAGAAGGCGGCGCTCAACATCAAGACTATCAGTGGCGTGAACGACTCGATGCTCGGGTCGGACGGCGCTGAGGTCTCGGGCATCGCGATCCAGGCCAAGCAGAACCGCGGCGTCATCATGATCCAGGTGCCGCTGGATAACCTGCGAAAGACGCGTCAGTACCTGGCAGAGAAAGTCCTGAATCTCGTGCAGCGGTTCTACACCGAGCAGCGCGTGATTCAGATCACCAACGAGGACGATCCGCTCAAGCCGCGCGAGCCGGTGGTAATTAACGAGATGACTCCGGAAGGCCGCATCGTCAACGACTTGACGCTGGGTGAGTACGACGTGGTCGTCGGCACCGCTCCGGCGCGTGATTCGTTCGATGAGATGCAGTTCGCCGAAGCGCTCAATCTGCGTCAGGTGGGTGTTGCCATTCCGGACGACGCCATCATCGAGTACAGCCACCTTGCTCGTAAGGGTGAGCTTGCCAAGCGTATCCGTATGGCTACAGGCGTCGAGCAGACTCCGGAGCAGATGGAAGCGGCTGCGATGCAGAACGAACTTGCCATGCAGCAGGTCCAGCTCGAGCTGGCCAAGATGCAGGCGGAAGTTCAGAAGCTCCAGAGCGAGGCGGCGGTCAACATCGCCAAGGTGCAGGAAGTGGCGGACGTCGCGCCGCAACTCCGCATGGCCGAACTCCAGGCGAAGATGCAGATGAAGGAGCAGGAGCTCGAGCTGCGGCGTGAACTAAGCGCCTTGACTAACCAGAGCCGCCGCGAGCAGCAGGAAACTGCCGCCGCGACTCGGATAGCAGCGACCGTCATGCAGACTTCTGCGAAACAACAGACCCAGGCCCAGCCGCGCCCTGTTCCAAAAATGCGGCCGATGAGTCAGTAATAGGAGATGAGCATGTCTGAGGACAAGAAGGAGTTGGTGTTTGAGCGTATGCCGGGAGCCGATCCGATCGAGGAGGCTCCGGCGGACAAAGTGGACCTGAATTTTGGTCTCGGCGAGCAGCCGAAGGCGGAAGTTAAGGCCGAAGCACCGGAACCGGCCGACGAACCGGCCCCCACGGCCCCCGAAGCGGAGGTCAAAGCCCCCGAGCCGGTGGCAGAAGCCCCGGAAGTTCCGGAAGCCGCCCCCGAAGTTCCGGTAATCGAGGCCAAAACGGCCCCGGAACTGGAGCCGAAGAAGCCGATGGTGCCGAAGTCACGCCTAGATGAGGTGTTGGCTAAGCAGAAGGCGCTCCAGAAGCAGCTCGACGACCTTTTGGCGGCGAAACAGGCCACGGAGACTGCTCCGGAGAGCTACGATTTCGCGGCAAAAGAGGTTGAATACCAGAATTTGGTCCTCGACGGGCAGCACGACAAGGCTGCGGCGCTGCGAGCTGACATCCGAAAGGCAGAACGAGCTCAGATTGAGTTCGAAATGACCCAGAAGATGGAGCAGAAGGTCAGCCAGAGCCAGCAGATGAGCGCTCTGCAGCAGGCTGCGGCCGAGCTGGAGGCGAATTTTCCGGTTTTTGACCGCTCGAGCCCGGAATTCAACGAGCAGTACACCCAGGAAGTTATCGACCTGCGTGATGCGTTCATTGTGAAGGGCGAAAACGCTGTCGCAGCGCTGTCGAAGGCGGCTAAGTTCGTCCTCCGTGAGTACGGGTTGGTCGATATGGGCACCGAGGCGGCTCCTGCCCCCACTGCGCCGGCTCCGACCCGGCAGGCGGTCGACGAAGTGGCCAAAAAGCGGGCGGAAGTGGCCCGTAAGCTGAAGGTTGCCGAGTCTCAGCCCCCGGAAATGCCGGGAGAGAGCTCTGCCGCCCGAGGCGAGAAGGCCTTCGACGTCATGCAGCTGACCGAGGACGAGTTCAACGCCCTTCCTGCTGCGACCCTGAAGCGCCTGCGCGGAGACATCATCTAATGGCTGGGCGTGACCCACGGCTGGCCCGGGCCGGTGTCTCGGGATACAACAAACCGAAGCGAACTCCCAGCCACCCGACCAAGAGCCACGTTGTCGTGGCCAAGTCGGGTGAGCAGGTGAAGACGATCCGGTTTGGCCAGCAAGGCGTCAGCGGCTCCCCCCGTAAAGAGGGGGAGTCCGCTGCTTATCGCAACCGGCGAGAGTCGTTCAAAGCGCGCCACGCTAAGAACATCTCTAAGGGAAAAATGTCCGCTGCATATTGGGCGGATAAGGTGAAGTGGTGATGGCTAAGCCAGGTTTGTACGAAAACATCCGCCGCAAGAAAGCCCGCATTGCTGCGGGCAGCGGCGAAAAGATGCGTAAACCCGGCTCTAAAGGAGCCCCCACGGCGGCTGACTTCAAGGCCGCTGCCAAAACTGCCAAGAGAGGATCCAAGTGATGAAAAAGAAGACCAAGAAGCAGCCCATGCACAAGATGCCGGACGGCTCGATGATGCCGGGCAAGTCCCATAAGGGTAAAAAGCCGGCTAAGAAGATCTCGAAGGGGTACTACTAAACAACAATGTAAGTAGCTTGTGAGTGTTGCATCTTGCTATTAGTGTTGCTAATGTACAACTGAATTCGTCCGCCGGAACGATATCTGGCCGTGTCGCACACGCTAAAAACGTGCTTATCCGCCTGCATAGGCGTTAAACCTGCCGAGGTCGCGTCTCGTGAACACGCGCTAAGTCGTGACCCCACGATACGGGGAAACGGGTTAGCCGCTCCAAAAGTCGGCTAAAGCTCCTGGTAGTGCGGGTGCATTACTGGGTTTGTTAACGCAGTTCAGAGGAGAAGCCAAATGGCTCTTACTAACTTTGCGTCGCTGACTTCCGAACAGCTTACCGCGTGGAGTCGCGACTTCTGGCGTGTTGCTCGCAACATGTCGTTCATCAACCAGTTCGCGGGATCGGGCAGCAACGCCCTCGTCACGCGCGTGACCGAGCTGACCAAGTCGGACAAGGGCACGAAGGCCGTCATCACGTTGCTCGCCGACATGACCGGCGACGGTGTGACCGGTGACAGCACCCTCGAGGGTAACGAAGAGGCGCTCCGCGCTTACGACATTACCATCGAGCTCGACCAGCTCCGCTTCGCGAACCGCATTGCCGGTCGCCTTGCGGATCAGAAGTCGGTGGTGAACTTCCGTGAGCAGTCCCGCGACGCCCTCGCTTACGCGATGGCCGATCGTATGGACCAGCTCGCGTTCTTGACGCTCGCGGGTGTGGCCTACACGCACAAGACCAACGGCGCGCTGCGCTCGGTTCTTGCGTCGGGTCAGAACCTGTCGAACCTCGAGTTCGCCAGCGACGTCTCGGCTCCGACCAGTTCGCGTCACCGCCGCGTCTCTGGCGACAATCTTGCCGCCGGCGACACGACTGTTGTGACCGCGACGGACAAGCTGAAGTACCGGCATATCGTTGACCTCAAGGCCTATGCCAAGGATCAGTACATCCGTGGCATCCGCTCTGCCGGCAACGACGAGGTGTTCCACCTCTTCGTTACCCCGCAGCAGATGGCCGCGTTGAAGCTCGATTCGGACTTCCTTGCCAACGTGCGTAACGCTGGCATCCGCGGTCCGAGCAACCAGCTCTTCGCTGGCTCGAGCTCGCTGATGGTCGACGGCGTCATGGTTCACGAGTTCCGCCATGTCTTCAACACCTCGGGTGCGACGACTGGTACCTCGGCGAACGCTGGTGCCGCTGGCTACAAGTGGGGCGCTAACGCGGACGTGGTCGGCGCTCGTGCGCTGTTCTGCGGCGCTCAGGCCCTCGCCATGGCGGACATCGGTCTGCCGGAGATTGTGGAAGACACCTTCGACTACCAGAACCAGTCTGGTATCTCGATTGGTAAGATCTTCGGTCTCCGCAAGCCGAAATACAACAGCGACGTCACTGCGAACACGCAGGACTTCGGTGTTATCGCCCTGGACACGGCCCAGTAATAAAGCCGTAGAGGGGCCCTCTCTTCGGAGAGGGTCCCTTTCCTGGGGGCGGGAGGTTCTGTGAAGGTAATTTCAGATCGAGAGATTCGCGTAGCTACCCTAAGCGGCGCGATTGTTCTTTTTGAGCCCGGCGTAGAACGCGAAATTTCTGACGAGATTGGGTTTCTGGCGCTACAGCTCGGCGCGCGTCAGGTAGGCGAAGGAAAGCCAGAAAAACCCGCTGAGCCGGCTGTGAAGGCCCCGCAGGTCGAAGAAGTTAAGGCCCTTAATAACGTAGACGATGTGATTGCCGGGATTGAGAAGCTAGTAGAGAACGCTGATCCCGAGGACTTCAAATCGGACGGAACGCCGAAAGCTTCTGCATTGAATCGCGTGGTCGGGCGCAACGTTAGCGCCGAGGAACGCGAAGCGGCGTGGAATACGTTCATTAAATCTTGAGAGGTATAGCCAATGGCTGTCTCTGTTCAAAGCGTAATTGATCGGGTCCAGAAGACCCTCCAGGACACGACCGGTGTCCGTTGGCCAGTAGTCGATGAGCTGGTGCTGTGGGTAAACGACGCGCAGCGGGAGATCGCTCTCCTTAAGCCTGACGCCTCCGCCAAGAACACCACGGTTACCCTTGCCATGGGAACTAAGCAGGACATCCCCAGCGATGGCAACCGACTGCTTCGTGTCGTGCGCAACATGTCCGCCGCCAGCAACGGGCACGGGCACCGCGCCGTGCGCATCGTTTCACGCGAAGTGTTGGACGCACAAACTCCGGATTGGCACGATCCGACGGTCACGGGCGACGCAGCTCACGCTACTATCATCAAGCACTACATCTACGACGAAGCAAACCCGCGTAACTTCTACGTCTATCCTGGCGTATCGAACAATAATCAATCGCACGTCGAAATCATCTACTCGGCTAACCCAGCGACGGTGGCCCAGAACGGCAACCTTGACATCCCGGACATCTTTGCGAACGCCGTGATGAACTACGTGCTCTACATGGCGTACATGAAGGATGCTGAATATGCTGGCAACAACCAGCGCGCCGCGTCACACTTCCAGCTCTTCATGGCATCGATTACGGGTAAGGGCCAGATCGACGCCCTAACCTCGCCCAATTTTGACTCGAAGCAACCGCCTCAGACCGTAGCGATGGGGTAACGACCCATGGCCACGCTGTATGAGTCGTTGTTGCCAGAGGTCATCCCCATGGTGCCGGGGTGCCCCGACACATTGATCGAAAACCACGTCCGCGCGGCGACTATCGAGCTGTGCGAACGCGCCGCTGTTCTTCAGGCGGAGCTCGATGCGGTGACCACGATCAACGGGGTCTTTGAGTACGACTTCGAGCCCCCGACCGGGACTGTAGTCCATAAGATAATGTCGGTTGTTCACGACGGAAAAGAGCTCGACCCGATCAGCACTACCCTGCTCGATCAGCGCATGCCGAGCTGGCGTGAGGCCGACCGACGCGGTACGCCTGAGTACTACGTCAAAGTCAGCCAGGCGCTCTTCTGGCTCGTGCCGGTGCCGAATGAAACCAAGCCGCTGAGCACCATCATGCGCTGCCAGCTGAAGCCCACGCAGGTTTCGACCACGGCTGACGATGAGCTGATGTCCGACTACCGAGACACCATCGTGAACGGTGCGCTGTTTCGTTTGTTGCGTCTACCGAGCAAAGAGTGGACGGACTTCAAAGCGGCCCAGGTTTATGGGGCCCTCTTCAATGAGGGAGTCATTACCGCTGAGCGAAGAGCGCGTCATGCGGATATTGGAATTGCTAGGAAGGTAGCGTATGGCGGAATTCACACAGCCTACTCAAGACGTCGCAACCGTTACGGAAACGGCGGTTGACCCTTGGGTAGCTGATGTTAGAAAAGAATGGGACTGGGTAAAGAAGGGTGTTGACGAGATAGTTTCCACTGCAAACGTGACGTACCGGGCCGAAGATGTATATGCGGCCTGCGTGAGTAACCAAGCAGTGTTGTGGATTACGAACGAAGGTTTTGTGATTTCGACAACGGAGATCGACCCGTTTACCGAAGAGAAGACGATGCTTCTCTGGTTAGCGTGGGCGGTTGAAAGAGGAAACGACCTGGTATCGAAGTACCAAGCGTTCTTTGAGCGGGTGGCGAAGGAAGCAGGTTACGGTCGGATGGAGACTCGGTCTCCGTTCCTGGGCCTGATGAGCCACCTGATCGGACACGGCTGGGACGTAGATACGGTGGTGTACACGAGGAAGCTATGAGTAAAAAGCCGAAGAAATCGGACTACAAAGCCAGTGAAGCCGAAACGGCCTCCGCCTCGGTGGCTCAGGCTGAGTACGACTATTTCAAGCAGAAGTACGACCCGTTGCTTCAGCAGATGCGCGACAAGTCGCTGACTGAAGACGTGCAGTCCGGTCTGCGAGGCCGCGCCAATGCGGATACGATGCAGGCGCTGTCAGCCCCGAGCTACCGTGTGGCGAATAGCACCACGGCGGCGGGAGACATGGCGCAAGCCGTGACCGGTCAGCTTGGCGAAGCAAATACCGTCGCCAAAGATGTACAAAACAAGATGCAGACTGGCGTGCTGAGCACCGCTCGCGACCAGGTGTCCGATGCTCAGGCGGGCATGGCGCAAGCCAGCCGACTGTCCACGTCACAGGCGCTTGAGCGCGCTCAAGCCAACCAGCTGGTTGCGGACGCAAAGGTCGCAGCGGTCGGTAAGGTGGTCGGGACCTTCATCGGGCAGGGCCTCGAGAACATGGCGTCCTCGGGGGTCGACGCTGCTGGTAACAAGGTCCAAGGGACGTTCTTCACCCCGGTCAATAAGCAAGGCCAGAAGATGAGCAGCCTTAGCGACAGGCTCGCATGGTCTGAGTTCTTTGGGAGGCGTACGGGATGATCGCTAACCTTGCAAGCCTGGCGCTCGATGGTATTCCGGGGGGCGCATTTGTCTCGCCTGCGAACCGGGGTGGGCTTTCCACCGTGTCCGACCCGGACAAGACCTACGCCAACATGACCCGCCAGGAGTATCTGGACTACGTTCAGAACTATCGTGGGTTCGAAGAGCAGCTCCTGCAGAAAGCGCAGACGGACACCTCGCTGATTGATCAGGCTCGCAAGGACATCGGTCTTGCGCAGGGCCTGACTCAAGGCGTGGCCACGCGCAACGCGCAACGGTACGGAGTTGCTTTGACTCCGGCCCAGCTCCAACAGCAACAGCTGCGTCTGCAGCGGGCCAACGTCCTTGGCGGCGTCCAGGCCATCAATGATGCGCGGCTCGCGCAGCGTGATGCGAACACCGCCCTGCTCTCCAATCTGATCAACATCGGCCAGAACGTTAACCGTACAGCCCAGCAGCAGATGGGGTCGGCAGCGGCGGACGCGACCGCACGTAAGAACGCATACACGCAGGCGAAGGCCCAGTCGCGCGCTAATACCTATGCCACGCTTGGGTCGCTAGCGTCTGCGGCTATTCTGGCGTTTCCGTTCTAGGGGTAAGTCATGGCAGATTTAGGCAATGCACTTCTCGCGGGTTTGCAGAACGCGCAGGCAATGGGCCAGCGGCGCTTCCAGAATTACATGGCGGAAGAGGAGCTTGAGCTCGCCCGTCAACAGGGGGCTCGTGCAGACGCGCAGCTCCAAATCAACAAGGACGTAAACGCCCGGGCGCAACAACAACAGCTCGAGCTCGATAGAACCGCTGCCAGAACCCGTCTCACTGAGGACGCTGACCGCGTCTTTGGACGGGCGCAGTCTCTCGGTGTCATCAAGCGCGACGGTACTCTCGACCGTGACGCTCTAGCGCAAGGCATTAGGAGCGGCGACAAGCAGTATCTTGGCGTCGTCGCTGACATCTTGAACGTCAATAAGTCAGAAGAAAACTTGAACCGAGGCAAATTCGGACAATCTGATTTTCGCTTCACGGGAGTGGACGAGTCGGCGCTTAAACAAGGCCGTCTCATTGCTGTAGGCCAGTACAACGACGGCCGTCCAGGAGTGTTCACTGCACAAGGCGGCTCAGCTCCTGATGAGAACGTCATCAATACATCCATCGACGAAGGCGTCGACTTAGCAATTGAAGCTTTGCAGATGCGCGTTATCCCTAATTCAAACATGGGGGCGACGAGTGCCGAGTCTCGGTTGAACCTAGCTAAGAACGTGGGCGGATCCATCGCTGACGCCTTCAGCAATCGCGCTCCGGTCTACGCAGACCGCGGTGCTCGCGTCGTGTTGAACGCAATCGACAGCAGCGGGCTCCCAGTCGAAGCAAGCCGCACTGTAATCGCTCAGCTTGCTGCCATAAAAGACCCCCGTCAGAAGCAGGAGTTCGTCTGGAACTTGGCTCAGAGGCTCGGCGTCGAGGCTGAGGTCAAATCACAAGGCGGGTTCTCTAGCACTCGCCTTGGTATGGACGAAGGAGAAAGCGTTTCTTTGGCGGAAGGTCGCTACCGCAAAACTATCTCTCCAAAGCCGAGTGACTCTATTCGTGGGTTCGACACTCAGCTCGCGAGAAAGCGGGAGCAGGCGAACAAGCTGCCAGTTGACTCCGCAGCGAGAGAGCGGCTTGAGACCGAGATTGCTGATCTGAACACTCGTCGGGGTGAGTTCATTCGTGGCGAGAACCAGCGAGTATGGTCCGGGTTTGAAGCCGAAGGTAAGCGCGTGGATGAGGCTCTCGGAAAGCCAGGCGTTACGGGGCAGACGAAGGAGTTTTGGAACTCTAAGAAGCAGGCGCTCGACGCGAAAAAGCAGGCGTTTATCAAGGCCGGTGGCTACACGCCGGTCATGCGTACGACCGACTACGCCGCGCTCGAGCAGAACGTACTCTCGAAAATCAGAGAAATGTCTCCCTCTGAGCTTGTTTCCGCCGTTCAGAGCGGGTCATTAAAGTTCTCGGAGCCAGAGGTAAGAGCGCTGCGGGCCAGGCTTTCGGAGTCTGGGGCGTCATCTGTAAACACCGTAGCGAAAGCTCACCCCAAAGAAGAGATTATTGGATCTCTGTCTGTCGCCTACGCGCAGTCTACTAACCCAGCGCAACAGCAGTCGATCCTCACTATGATTGCGAACACCGGCGAAACTGGTAGTCCTTTCTTGAGCGACGCCGCCCGACGTCAGCAGGAGCTTGATGCCGCTCAGATTACTGCAAGCTTAGAGGCCGCGCGGCTGAAAGCAACTTCGTCTTCTAACGAGGTCAAGCTGGCAAACATTCAAGCTCTGGATAAGTTGCTGACCGATAGCTCCGGTATTCTGAATCGGACGGAAGATGGCAAGCCGGTCCAAGCGAGCATCGACGACGCTCGTCGATGGGCGGTCACCGCTGTCCCGAGAAACCAATTCGTTATTAGTCAGATGGCCCGCCTCGATCCGGTAGCGGCTCAACAGGCCTACAAAACACACATCGGTCAGGCTTCGCAAGCCGCAGCGACTATCTTCAACGAAATGCCTACCAGCGGCTTCTTCGGCCCCGTCAACGACGTGCTGTACTCCTGGTTTGGCAAAAAGCCGACCACAGACACGATGGCCCAACGACTGGAGAACGTTCGTGTTGTGACCGAGAAGGGTAAAGACGGGGTGGATCGGGTGAAGTCTTTATACCTTGTGAATCGCAGCACAGGACGCCAGGAGGGCAAAGAGCTCACGGCATCGCAGATTCAGAATATTGACGGTGGGCCAGAGCTGTATGGCATTTTGTCGTCGGCTGGGGTGATCAACGAGAGGATTGCTGCTACTCGCGCTGCCGCTAACGCTAAGCAGTAAACAAACGCAATGGCTGAAAGAACTCTCGGTGTCCCGGAGCAAGACGATCAGTTTGCTGCCTTTTTGCAGGACGCATACTCGACGACTCCGGAGGAAGATCTCCAGTTCCAGCGGTTTGTTGCTGGGGAAAATGCTCCGCAGCTTCCTAGCGCCCCCGGAAATTTAAGAGAGGTATTTAGTGCTGGTTTCGAATCCGGGGCCCAAGGCCTGGCCGCGGACCTCGAGTACTTCAAAGCGCTTGGCAACACCCTCCTCGGCAATGAAACCGCTGCCGCTTCCAACATTCAGGAAGCCCGCCTGCGAGAGGAGTTTGCTGCCGCCCCGTTAGAGGGCGTGGAGTCGTTTTCTGAGTTTTTGGACCAGCCCACGTTTGATGGGTTCGTTACTCAGATATTTAAGGGTACAGGCCAGCTTGCTCCATCCGCCCTGCTATCAATTGCGAGCGCCGGTACCGGAGCGGTGACTGCCATTGCTGGTCGGGCCGTCCTCAACCAGGTCAACAAACAGGCCGCGAAGCGCATCATCCAGGACTCCGTCGAACGCACCGCCAAAGGCGTGGCAGATCCAACAGAGCGTGAGATCGCCGAGCTGGCTTACGGCTCGCTGCGTACGGCCGCAACGCGCGGCGCTATAGGCGGCGCTTTCGCCGCTGAGTACGCACCGCTGTCCGGCAGCAACCTGTCGGAGGCGCTTGATTCCGGACAGCCCCTTGATGAGGCTAACGCCCTCCGCGCGGCAGCTATCGGTATTCCGCAAGCGGCCATTGGCGTTGGCAGCGAATATGCGTTGCTCAGGCTAATTGGCAAGCAAGCAACAAAGCGTGCTGCTGTCGAAGGTGGAGTGTTCTCCAACCTAGCGAAGCGCATTGGGACCGGCGCGCTGGCGGGCGGCGCTATCGAGGGCACGACTGAAGTTTTGCAGGAAGGTATTAGCGTAGCTAATCGCGCGGACCTTGATCCGCTGTTCACGGCCGAGGACGCCAAGATGCGTCTCGCCGAGGCGGCGTTCATGGGCTTCTTTGGCGGTGCTGCCCCGGGTGGCGCTGGTGGCGCTGTCGGCGGTGTGCTCGACGCGGCCCCCGTAGCGGGAGAGCGGACAAAGAAAATCTTCGAAAAAGCTCGGGGGATGATCCAGCAGGCCCAGGGGCAACGGGTCAATGATCAGATCAACGAGGAACAGTTCGGCGACATCATGTCGGGCGTCACGACTCCTGAGCCTGAGAGTGATATCAACGCACAGATCCGTGCGATGCAGGACGAGACGAGCGGTAAGCGCGCAGTTTGGGTCGCGGGCACGGAGGCGCGGTACCAAGGCCGGCCGAACGAAGTTAAAAGCCTCTCGATCGGCGGCGAGCTTGGCTACGCTGCGTTCATTCCTGGACGGGGCACGATCATCTCGGGGAACCGGGATCTTGTTGAGGCCGTCGTAGATGCAGGCGCGTCCGACGAATCCCTTCAGATTGCCCTCGGTTACAGCGCGCCCAAGAAAGCCAGCGAGCCAGGAGACCTGGTAGTCCAGGTGTTAGATCGCGACGGGCGCGTCGTGTCTGAGGAAGCCACCACCCAAGGCGGGCTCCCGGCGGCATTCGATGCAGCTCGTAAGCTCATGCCGCAAGGCGGTAGTGTTCAACAGACGACCGTCGAGAAGGCGCTCGAGGACCGCAAGCGGCGGTTCGAGGCAGAGCGCCCTGTCGAAGTTCGTGACATTGAATTTACCGACGAGCAGCTCGATGAGCTGCGCACCCGCATGCAAGCAGTGCCCGACGAGGGCCAGGTTGATCAGACGGAAGATGACCAGGTCGACCAGTTCGCGCCTGGAATCCAGGCCGTCGAGGGTCAGCGTACGGTAGTTCGCGCGTATGGCCGCAAGGCGGACCCGGCGCGCACGTTCGACAATACGGCACAGGCCCGCGCGAACTTCGAAGCCGCGTTTGGCGAGACGAACTGGGGTAACCCGCGGTTCGCTGCCATGACCGAAGCCATGCTGAACGCTGCGGCCAACGAGCAGCGCGCAAACCCAGACTCCGCAGTGTCGATCGAAGACACGCCGGATGGCGGTTTTCAACTCGTCCGGGATGACTTCGGCGACCTCTTCAACTCGATTGATAGCGACGGCAATCAGGTACGTCTGAATCTACCCGCGTTCCTCAAGTCCGCGATTCAGCGGGCTCGGCAGAGCAAGTACGCGAGGAACTCCCGCGTCACGATCGTCGGCCCGGACGGAAAGAAGTCCGCCGTCAACCTGGTGGATCTCACCGCTGCCGGGCAGCGTCTGCTCGAAGGCCGCGAAGGCACTGGCTTCCAGATGCGCCAGGACCGCCGCACCGGCGATACCTTTCTGGCTCCGGAAGCCGCTGCACGAGCTGGGCTGCTGGAGATTCTCGGCGACCTAGCGATCGAGGGCTACGACGTTCAGATCGACGGCCAGTCGTTGTTCCCGGGCTTCCAGCTCACGTCTGGCCGCAACCCGGCCGCGAATAACCGTATCCCTGCGAAGCTTGGCAACGTCACCGCTGCGATCATTGGCGGACGTCAGCGCTCTCTTAACGAGCTGCTCCGCCCTGCGAACACACCGCAGATGACGGCAGAGGAGCGAGCGGCTGCGCTTGAGGCTGAGGCGATCGGCCCGCCGCAAGACGACATCGCTGACGGTCGGTCCGAGATCGATCGCATGATCGACTCAAGCGTCGAGGGAGGTGAGCTGCTCACGCGCATGAACATCGACACCCCGCGTTCGGCCATCGACCGCCGCGCCGGGTCTGCGCCAAGCACGATCAACCCGGAACGGGCAACGGAGCGCGTATCACGAGCCATTGACAACATGGTCAGCGAGATCATTCGCGACCTGTTTGACGCGCTCAAGCTTCAGTCACCGCCTAGGATCTTCACGTTCGCCGAGCTTGACGCAATGAGCGTTGAGCAGCTCGAAGCAGCGTTCCCGAAGGGCTTAGCTGCGGTAAAGCAGGCGCTTGCTAGCATGCGCGAGAAGCCGTCGAACCTCGGCAAGCACATCTCGGGAGAGTTCGGGAAGATCATTGTCTTCCGTGAGTCCGGCAACACCCTCCAGGACGCCATGGTTATCGCCCACGAGATCGGGCACAGCCTGTACAAGGAGGAGCGCGATAAGGCGCTCACCAATAAGGCGCTGCGTGGACGACTGATCAACGCGTACGAGAACTCACCGACCTTCAAAGGCCTCAGTGAGAAGTACGGCTTTGATGGTGGCTTCGAAGAGTGGTTCTCTGACCAGGTCGCCCTGTGGGCGAGCAAGCGGTACAAGAACCGCCAAGCGAAGAACATGGTCGAGAAGTACTTCAAGGACTTCGTCGCCCGTCTGTCAAAGTTGTGGCGTGCTACCTCCGAGGCATTCCAGAAGCGTTTTAGCCAGAAGCTCAATCAGGACTTCGATTCCTTTATGGACTCGGTCATTGAGTCCAGAAAGACCCAAGTAAAGGATAACGGCTTATCCTTTACTCAGAAGGCTCTCGTCTACGAAATCAACGACATGGCGATGGCCGCAGGCTCTCAGCAGCGCGTCAACGCGTGGGAGCGCAAGATCAATCAGTTCCTGAAAAAACCAGGAATGATTGACTTCACCCGCCTCTGGCGTACGGCTGACGGCGTAATGCGCATGTACTCGCCGGCTATCGCCGACATGATGTACGGCCGTTCGCAGGATCCGGATGCCAAGGGCCGGCAGGGCTTTCTCGTCGCCCGGAGCAACGCGTTCAACCGTTGGAAGTCGGAGTGGGAAAAGGTCCTGCCCTCCACCCTCGACCCAGCAGAACGGCAGCGGGCCTTCGAGCAGGCGCGGGATGCGAGCATTCCGACTGATCAGCTCCAGGGTAAAGCGCAGGAGATCCGTCAGTACCTCGAGCGCATCTACGA